TTCTCGCCCTAGTCCAAATGATAGTTTGTTGGGTGCAAGTTTCGAAGCAATTTCTCCGGGGTTAATTGGTGAATTAAGTTCCGGTGTTGCTTTGCTAGGATCAATTAAAAATGTCGTATCATCTTCGGAAAATTTAGCTAATTTTGCAGTTTCACAATTAGATTCTTCTCAGGGTTTAGCCGGCGCATCTTATCAAGTCGATGTTAACATATGGCAATTAGACAGTAATAATAACACCATTTACGGTTATAAGTTGCAGAATGCATTCCCAAAAAGCATTGGTATTGTTACTTTAGATGATGGAGAAGAAAACACTATGTCAGAATTCAGTGTTACTATGGCTTTTAGTGAATTCATTCCACTATACGGTGACGGTGGCAGTCTCGGTAGAGCCATTCTCGGGGATCAGACCACAGATCTTATCAGTGGGATTGGGAATTTATTTTAATAATATAAATATATAAAATACAACAAAAGGAGAATAAAAATGGCTAATAAAATTGCAGATTTAAAGAGTGCTCTGGGACCTGCTGCACGTCCGAATAAATATAAATTGAATTTTTCAGTACCTTCCGCCGTTGGTGCGGTGTCGACTTTGGCAAATGCTGATGTACTATGTAAAGCAACAAGTTTTCCATCAGTATCTATTGGGCAAATTGAGGTTTTCAATCAAGGAAGAAAATTTATTATTCCTGGTGATACAGCTTATGAAAATACTTGGACAGTAACATTTTATCAAACTGAAGATCATGGGCTACGAAAAGATATGATCAAATGGATGATTGCTGCAGATAATTTTCAAAACAATACCCACGCTGAAGCACCTGGGGACATAATGGGATCGTTGTCTGTTGAACAACTTGATGCTGCTGGGGTGGCTACAGTTAAATATTCATTTAATAACATTTTCGTACAACAAGTTAGTGAAGTAACTCTTGGTGACGATACCCAAGACACAGCTATGGAATTTGATGTTACATTTAGTTTTACAGATTGGATTGTTTCAGATGGTGTTTCAACAGCTGATGCAGCAACTCCCGGAACTGAACAATCAAATATAGTGTAATTTAATGGCTGGGATTAAAGACTTTTTTAGAAAATTAAAAGAACTCCCACAGCGACTTTCAAATTTAAAAGTACAAGAACTTTTGAAAGAACGCCAAAGGATAAAATCAAAGCATTTTATTCCCGGTTTTATTATTTTTACATCTTATAATGCGAAGTTTAAAGAAAATACGTACGACAAAACACCGTTAGTTTTAGTTTTAAAAAGAGGTACGTCTCATACTTTAGGTCTGAATTTTCACTGGATACCTTTCAGAATGAGACTCAAGTTAATAAAGATCATTTTAAAATTAAATAAAACAAATATCAAACAGAATAAACCCATTGTATTTAATTACGGGGAGTTAAAACCGTTGTTAAAGGGTTTGGGTTACGCGCCGTGCATCCGATTGTATATAAATAAAAGATTCTCTCCTTCTGGGGTAATTATTAAACCTGAGAGATTACTTGAAGTAGCACGGTTAAAAGCAGAAACATTTACCCAGGGAAGATACAGTGCAGAACAATTATACGCTAAGGCGTTAACTGCAGGGAAAAAGAAAAGCAAAGTTAAAAAACGTTTTTAATTATATAAATATAATAAAGGTCAAATGAACCAACAAAGTATAAATTTTGCAATCGGAAAAAAGTATACCGAATTTTCAGTTGCAATTAAAAGTGAATTAATGGGTAAATTATCTAATCATCCAGATTGTGTAGCATACACAGATGAAATTGATAAAATACACCAAATGAAGGCAACTTTTGCCGGTATCAACCAAGTAGATCAAGCAGACCAAGAGGTATAACATGATAACTAGTAAACTGATTTACGATATAGATTCGGCCCCAGAATTTTTCGTTGAAGAAACTTTAGATGAGAGTACTGGAAAAACCAAAAAAAGTTATAAAATTAAAGGTATATTCAGTACTATCGGGGAAATGAATCGAAATGGGAGAAAATATCCTTTACAAGAATGGACTAAGGTTATTTCGGAATATCAAAGAAATTTCTCAGAAGGATCTATTAATACACTGATGGAATGGGAGCACCCTGCAAGAACAACTGTAGACCCAATGGAAGCAGTTGCTAAAATGTCTTCTCTGAAAATTAAAGATAATTATGTTTACGGTGAAGCCGTTCTTTTGGATAATCCTAAAGCAAACCAACTTAAATCATTAATTGATAATAAAGTAAAGATAAATGTCAGTTCCAGGGGATTGGGTTCTGTAAAAAATGGCATTGTTGAAAACTTTAAACTTATCACGTATGATATTGTGTCGGCTCCCTCGGATTTTAACGCGTCCATGAATGGGATGGTTGAAAGTTATCAACTTAACGAAGGTATTATTACTGATTTGGCTTTTACTATAGATAAATTTGGTAATATCAGACAAATGGATGAAAATAATTGTTCTGAGGAAATTTTTGAAAAGAAAGATGTCGATTCTGCGATTTTATCTAAATTTACAGAAATTTTAACAGAATTTACAAAAATTTAAACCATAATTAAACCATAATTGATAATGATATAAAATATTATTTTAGAAAAGATATAAATAATATTAAAATATAAAAGGAGATTAAATATGTTAGAAAAACTGTTAAGTTCATTAGATGAAAAAGTTTTTACTCCAGAATTGAAAGATAGTTTAAAAACTAAATTCAATGAAGCAGTAGAACTCAAAGCGGCAATAATAGCTGATGCTAGAATTGACGAAGAAATAGACACATTGAATGAGAAATCTGAACAACACATAGACTTTTTGACTGAAAAATCAGATGAATATGTGCAACAGAAATTGACTGAAATGGTTGATTCTGTAGACAAATATCTGGATAGAGTAGTTGAAGAATTTGTACAAGAATCACAAGATGCACTTCAAGAATCTCATAAAGCTGAAAAGGCTGATATGTTAATTGAAGCATTTGATTCAATGTTAACTGCTGGTGGGGTCAAAATAGCAAATATCGTAGAAGCAAGAGAATCTGCACAAAGCGATACTGTACTTCAAGAATCTGTGCAGAAATATGATTCAGTAGTTGATGAAAATATTGCTCTAAAAGATGAAAATGAAAAATTAATCAGAATGGGCATTATTTCCGAAATGAGTGAAGATCTTTCAATCGTAGAAAGTGAAAAATTCAATAAATTAGCTGGATTGGTTGAGTTCTCAAGGGACGACACATTCACTGAAAAACTTGAAACCATTAAGGAAAGTATTAAAGGTGCAGTGGAAATCAAACCACTAGTAAAACCAGAAGGTAAAAAATCTTCTGTTTATGCACATTTAATATAATTTTTACAAAATATAAATATACAAAAAGGAGAAATTAAACAATGGAAAATTTAAACGAAAATATTCAAGATTTACTCGAAAGTGCTAAATATCCTCAACTGAACGATTCTGATTCTGCAATGATGAAATTGATGCTGAAGAATACTGCAGATGAGTATACGCGTCTCGTTAATGAAGGTACTCTTTCCGGCGACGTTGCACAATTTACACCAATCTTGATGCCGATGGTTAGACGACTGTACCCAACTCTGATCGCTAATGACGTTCTGGGTATTCAACCGATGACAATGCCGACTGGATTTATCTACGCATTGGTCAATCAATACACTGGTGACAGTGTAAACAAAGTTTCAGCAGCTCTAAGGAACGTGATCTTTACATATGTTTTCACAAAGAACGCTGCAACTAACACCGATCTTGCTGTAACTGATACTATCACCGGTAACGTAACTGGTGCCGTTGGTATTGTTAAACACATTCATGGTGATCAAATTTTAGTACAAATGACTTCTGGTGATTTTTTAGCTACTGATACAGCTGCTGTTGTTACAACTACTGCGACAGATACTGAAGGTGCTACTGTTGCAGTCACTGCAATCTATACTAACGAAGCGGCATTTGGACAAATTGTTTCTGATTGGACTGGGTCTATGACAACTGCGGTTGCTGAAACTCTTGGAACCGGAATGAAAGAGGTTGGTTTCTCAATCATGAAGAAAACTATTGAAGCAAAATCTCGTGCACTGAAAGGACAATATACTGTTGAGATGTATCAAGATTTAAAATCCCAACATGGTCTCTTGGCTGATGAAGAAATCATGAGTCTAATGTCTTATGAAATGCAAGCAGAAATTGACCGTGAAGTTGTTGCATTTATTAACGCAACTGCTACTTCTCTGGCTAATACTACTTTCTCTGCTACTGCAACCGGTGCAAGTGGGCGTTGGGAAATTGAAATGTACCGTAGAGAAGCTATCCGGATTTCAATGGAAGCCGCTACTATCGGTTTAAATACTAAACGTGGCCAAGGTAACGTTTTGATTGTTTCACCGAAAGTCGGAACAATGCTTGAACAAGTTGGTACATTCACTGTTGCTACTCAAGCCTCTGGTGTTAAAGCTCCGACCTCAGGTGGTGTTGCTGGAACATTCGACGGAAGATTCAAAGTAATCGTTGACCAATACGCAACTTCTGATTACTGTACCGTTCTTTATAAAGGTGCTGATCGTAGAGATGCTATGGGATTCTTCGCTCCATACGTACCGATGAGTTTCACTAAAGTTACAAATGTGGATACTGGGCAACCGGCAGTAATTGCAAAAACACGGTATGCGTTGGCTGCAATTCCTGGGTTTTCAACGGCTGCTTCAACTGACCGTGCTTCACAATATGCTCGGACATTTGGTGTAACATTTACCGGAACTATCTTTGCATAATCTCTGATTAGAAACCTTTTCTAATCTATTCTTTGAACCTCGGTCTCTAAGGCCGGGGTTTCTTTCCTCTGCGTCCCGCGGTATTCCTGCATTTGCTGAGTTTTAACCAAAATTTTGATATAATAAATATTCAAGTAAACCTTTGTCTACAAGAATATGAACAGGCGATTATTAGAATTTGAATTAGCATCCTTTGATTATTCAAAAATCAATAATATTGCTTATGTAAAAAGAAACAGAAATGCGCTTTTATTGTGGTATTATTATAATAAAACATCCGATATCATTTCTACTGTTTTATTTGCTAAAAAATTATCCCCTCTGAAATGGTTCAGATTACTTACAAAATTACGGTTCTTTGATATAATAGAAGAGAAGTATAATTTGCCGGAAATTACGCCTCAAGTGTTATCTATTTTAATATCAAAAAATAAATGTAAAGAATGTTCTGCTTTAATAACAGAAAAGAACCAATTCTGTAGTGTTATGTGCAGTAATGTTTATAAAAGTAAAGATCCACTATATATAACATCATTAAGTACTTCTATTATTAAATATCATAATAATCTAACACCAGAAGAGAAAACAAACCGAAATACCAAAATAAAACTCTCTGTCCGGAAATTCAACTCTGAATTGTCAAAACCTGACCGGACTGCAAAATACACAAACAACAATATTAGATACACGAGTTTTGACGCTTTAACAGAAAGGTTTCCAGATGTAGAATTCTTGTTTAGTTCAGAGTTCTATTATAACAATAAGTACTTACCAGTTAAGTGCAAAAAATGTTCTTTTAGTTGGGAAATAACCAAAACAACAACTTTATCAAGAACTCTCTGTACTAAATGTCATCCATATAAAAAACACAAAACTCAAACAAAAATATTTGATTATATCAATGCTCTCGTTCCAGCTAAAGAAAATGACAAATCAGTTATTTCTAACGAACTTGATATTTACATTCCTCAGAAGAAAATTGCCTTTGAATACAACGGATTATTGCCGCACTCGTTTGGTGATTCAAAAGTTTTTTACTATAATAACCACGTCATTGATAAACAGTACCACTTAAGGAAAACTGAAGAATGTCTAAAGGAAAATGTTCAATTATATCATATATTTGAGGACGAATTCATTGATATTATTAAACAAAAAATTTGGTATTCGGTGATTAATACAGCGTTGGGGCTTAATGAAAGGATTTTTGCCAGAAGGTGTAAAGTAAAAGAAATTACAACCACAACCGCTGAAGAATTTTGCACAGCAAATCATTTACAGGGTTATTGCCCTTGTGGGGTAAAGTTAGGATTATTTTTCGGTGAACAACTCGTCCAAGTTATGACTTTTAGAACGCACAAAAAATACCAAAACGAAATTGCCCGGTTTTGTTCTTTACAGGGCTTTAGTATTCCCGGAGGAGCAGGAAAATTGCTCAAATATTTTGAAAGACAATACGCACCTAAGGCGTTGATTTCATTTGCTAATCGGAGATGGAGTCAAGGTAATGTTTACGAAAAATTGGGATTTACCTTTTTGAGAAATACACCTCCAAATTATTTTTATTTCAGAGAAAATGAAAACATTCTTTATAAAAGAGAGCACTTTCAAAAACATAAACTCCCGGGTCTTTTGGAAAATTTTTTTCCGGAATTAACAGAAATCCAGAATATGTTGAATAATAAATACCGAATTATATTTGATTGTGGAAATAAACTTTATCTGAAAACATATTAACCAAAATTTTGATATAATAAAATTTTAAAACAATATTTGCTCGGAGAAGTTTATGCGCTGGGTGAAAAAGCCAGCTTTTAAAAATAACAGGAAATAAATGAAAACTTACTTAGACGCACTTGAATTTATCCTAAAAAACGGAACTTTGAAACATAACCGAACTGGGATTGATACAATATCATATTTTGTTTATAATATGCGATTTGATCTCTCGAAAGGCTTTCCTGCCGTAACAACAAAAAAGTTACCGTGGAAAGCGGTAGTTGGAGAATTGTTGTGGTTCTTGGAAGGATCTACAGATGAAAGACGCCTAGCAGAGATTACATTTGAACAAGACCGCAGAAACCTGAAAGGGAAACAAACTATTTGGACTGCTAATGCTGATAAACAAGGGAAAGATCTTGGGTATATTAACACTGATTTCTGTAAAGAACTTGGTCCGGTTTATGGGAGTCAATGGCGGAAATTTGGAAAAACTTCGAGTGCTTCTACTACTGGAATCGACCAAATTACCACAATCATAGATCAACTAAAAAACGACCAAGAATCCCGGAGAATAATTCTTTCTGCGTGGAATCCTGGGCAAATAGAAGAAATGGCTCTTCCACCTTGTCACATTATGGCAATCTTTAATATAACTAATAACAAACTTTCTTGTCATATGACTCAGCGTTCAGCTGATATGTTCTTGGGAGTGCCGTTTAATATCGCCAGTTATGCACTTTTGACGAGTATATTAGCCCAAATCTGTGGTCTGGAGGTTGGAGAATTTGTTATTTCTTTGACCGATGCTCATATTTACGTTAATCACATCGAACAAGTCAAAGAACAAATATCCAGAACACCGGGCAAATCCCCTACTCTGGAAATGCCTGGATTCTATTCTCTGTGGGAATTGCTTTTAACTAAACCCTCGGAATACAATTTGTTGAATTACAGCCCACAAGAGGTAATTAAAGCCCCGATGGCTGTTTAGTTGTTTTTGATGATACTTTAAAGTTAAATACAGCAGATTTTTGTTGACAGAACAGAAAAATTGTGTAATTAAATTATACCGCAAAACAAAAACCCCAAAAGTACAGAACCTTTAATTGGTATTACTGCTGTATTGTCCATGCTATCGGATTCTGTGGTTTCTGCAAATCTCCGGTACTGTTCAAAATATTAAATTAGTGTAATAATTTCAATAACTTAGAGCAATTTATTTTTGATGAAAGCTTCAGCGCCAAAGAAAGCACTAACGATAACCGCAACTGATCCAAAATATGTTGCAGCCATACCTCCTAAAATGGTTGCAGCAGAACCCATGCCGAAAAATGTTGAAAGAATAATACAAACCGGGTACAGCAACATTCCCCAAAGCTCAAACCAAGCCATCTTCTTCTGGGCATCTGATTTTTGATCTAAATTCTGCAATGTTTCCATTTTGTTCTTCAGTTCTATTTCAGCATCAGTAACCTTTCCGTCTTTGTCTAAATCATATTGTTCAACAAGTTCTCGTGCCATTTTACCTCCGTAGTTTTAATATATTTATACAGACTATACTTAGAAGTTTAATATTTATATAAAGTTCTGGTTAAGTACATGTGCTTGTATAAATATAATAAAACATCAAACAGCGGGACAAACATGGATTTAGCATCTGGTATTACCCTTGCATACGAGAGACGGTGGAGTATGATAAATACTTTTACTGTTCAATTTGCTTTTAACGGAGAGAAACTTAAAACTATCGTCACCGGCTTAGATGATTTAGAAACGGATGACATTAATGTAAGTGTAGTTTCTGTGACCACTCCAGATTTTACTAACGACCCAATTGAATCTTTTATTGCTAATCGTTGGGTAATTCAGAATGGAAAAGATTCTTTGTACAGATTTACAATAACATTTAAAGATTTTGACAGTTTTAATCTTTATAAGAAATTTATGCAAATTTATAAAGCAACGAAAGATAATTATTTTGATGATATATCTATGACAGTTATAATAACCAAAGACGCTGATTGGTTAGGTGAAGATAACGAAAGTGTGTTATTTACTTTTAATAAAACGTTGATAGAAGGTGTTTCTAATTTATCATTCAGTAATGATACAGAAAATCAAATTGCTGAGTTTACTGTTAGTTTTAAATGTACTCAACCGTTAATTGGTGACGAATCGCCATTTACTGAAGTTGAAGCAGATGCTGGTGCAGCACCTGCTGCCGGTGGTGGGTTGTTGGATACACTGGTCGGTGCAATTTCAAAATTATTTTAATCTATTGAGGGAGTTTAATGGAAATACAACTAGGAAATAAAAAATTAAATATTCGCGGCTGGAAAGGGAAAGACAAGAAAGCATTCTTGAGTTCGATTAAAGCAGAAGCTTTAGATGAAAAACGTGTTATGGAGTCAATAGTTTATGAATGTATTGAAGAAAAAAATGTTGTTTTGAGTATTGAAGAATTTAAATATGTTCTAGTTAAAATTAGAGCTATATCTTTAGGTGAAGAAATTAAGATAAATTTTTACTGCCGAAAATGTTCAGAACTTTTTGAAAAAACATTTCTTTTAAAAGATATTATAAAATACTCTTACAAAGATTTAAAAGAAATTAAAGCACCTGGTGTTGTAATTAAACTAGATGAAATTAAAAATAAAGAAATCTATATCCAAAAATTAAAAGAAGATGATCTGTATGATTTACTCTTAAGGGTTAAATCATTTAATGGGGATGATACTTTTACTCTTGACGAATTGATGGATAAATTCGATGATTTAGATTTATCAGTTTTAAGTAACATTATTGAACAATACGAAGCAGCAAAATTTAAAGTACTAGATGTTAATGCTGTAACGTGTCCTAGTTGTCAAGATGTGATAAATTATGAATTTGATGAGTTGCCCGAATTTTTCCCGAGTTCATGGTTTAATGGATGAAAATACCTTTTGTCTTAGGAGAAAGAACATTTTATTTACAGCAATATACAACAAAACAAGAAAAAGAAATACTTCTTTGTGATAGTTTTGACGTTCATGACATTTCAGCAATTTTTGATATTTTAAATTTCAAAAGTACTGAATCGCTAACTCCTGATATAGAAAAACTGATTTTGTATAAATTCAGAGAGATTTCACTTGGAGATGAAGTACGAATTTCTTTCATTTGTGATAAATGTAAACAAC